TGGGCAAGGTGTAACCGTAGAATTTACGGGTTCCTTGCCCGCTGTGTATGACCGTGATGATGCCATCCGCATCATTTACAAAGCCGGGTTTTCAGACTCTGCCACTGAGGAAACCGCCCAGCAAGCTGTGCCGAAAAGCATTGCCCAGGGTGTGCTGATTCTCATTGGAGCCATGTATGAAAACCGGGAGGAAAAGACCCTGATGAAGGACCTCATGCAGTTGACCACCGCAGAGCGCCTGTGGTTCCCCTACCGCCGCAACTTCTGAGCCATGCAAACCATTGGACAGTTAGACCGCCGCATAACCCTCCGCCAAAGAACGCTCACGCAGAACAGCACGGGGCAAACGGTTGAGTCTTTCACCAACCTGGCCACGGTTTGGGCAAGCATCAATCCGGGCTCAACCCGGGGTGGTAGTGAAGAAATGCAGGCGGGCATGATGGTGGGCATCCGCAGTAGTGATTTCATCATCCGCTACCGCGCGGGGATTGGTCCTGAAATGGAGGTTGTTTTTGATGGAGATACCTACCGCATTGTGGTGGTAGAGGAGTTCTCCTTCAAAGAAACCTTCTACCGCAAACGCTTTTTGAAACTGCGCTGTGAGTGGCGCACTGACATAAACAACTGATGTTTACCGTAGAGCTCAAAGGTGCAGAAGAATTGAAGGCCAAGCTCCGCCAGTTGCCTGAAAAGGTGAAGGCGCGGGAGGTGGCCAATATTGCATCTAAGTCGCTGCGGCCCATCAAGAAAGAGGCTGAGGCCATCCTCACCCAGCACAGTGTAACGGGCAATGCCCGCAAGGCCATCTTGAGTAAGCGCCTGGTGCGCAGTACCAAGTTTGCCGGTTCACTGGTGGGTTGGAATTATGGCCGCCGCCGTGCCCCGCACTGGAAGATGGTAGAGTTTGGTATTGATGGTGTGCGCCCGGTTGTGAGCAAGCGCGGCATAATGCGCACCAAGAATCGCGAAAAGCTGATCTACAAAAACGGCCAAGCCTACCGCCGTGTAAACCTGCCCGGCATTGGCTGGCGGTTGATCAGCAACACAGGCAAGATGCCCGCCGTGGCTCCCATGCGCAAGGCCATTGCCAAGTATGGCAGCCAGCAGGGTAAAGATTACATCCGTGAAATGGAGCGCTACATCAAACGCAAGGTTAGTCAGCTCACAAAAAAATACGGGGTATGATTGGCAACTACATATTCTCCAAGCTCAGTGCAGATGCCACCGTACACACCTACGTGGCAGACCGCATCTCCCCGCTTGTTGCTGCAGAGGCCACAGACCGCCCGCACATTACCTACCAGGTGTTAAGCGCAACACCCAATGATACGAAGACCTCCGCATCTCGCTTAGATGAAGTGCTTGTGCAGATAACCATCTATGACCCCATCTACCTCAATGCCTTGGCTTGTGCCCTGGCCGTGCGCCAGTGCTTGGACCGCAGTAGCGGAACGGCCACAGGCGTTGTGGTGCAAAGCACGCAGTTCACCGGTCAGCGAGATATGTATGACATGGAGAGCAAGGTAACCGGGGTATCTCAAGATTTCATGTTCAGAGTTCAAAATCCATTAAACCTATAAAGTCATGGCAGCTTCTGCAAATCCAATCAACGGCACGGCTTATGTGCTCAAAGTTTCAACCGATGCCGGCGTAAGCTGGGACACGGTTGCCCACGTTCAAAGCGCCTCTTTCAGCGCAGGTATGGAACCGCGTGATACCACTACCAAAGACTCTGCCGGATGGCGTGAGCTGGGTGAAGGGTTGCGCTCATGGTCAATGACCGGCAGCGGCTTGGTTGCCTACTCTGTGGGCACTGATGAGGCAAGTCCCAAGAACCTCTTTGACATCTACACCGCCCGCACCAAGGCCAAGTTCCAGTTCACCACCGCCAACACGGGCGATTTTAAGTGGGAAGGCGATGGCTACATCACCGAGTTCAGCCAGGAGAGCGGCGTTGAAGACAATGTGACTTTCTCCATCAGCATTGAAGGATCCGGTCCGCTGGCCGTTGCAGCCGTTTAACCTTTCAATACCCCGTTTGAAATGACCACACTTGAAATCAAAGGGCAGCACCTGCCCTTCAAGCTCACCACCGCCGCGCTGCTCAGGTTTGAGGCAGCTACCGGTAAATCGTTCATTGAAGTGATGCAATCCGTTTCAGCCGGTGAATCAAAGCTCAGTTTTGGTATGATCTACCGACTGGCTTTTGAAGGCCTGGTTGCTGGCGGCAAGGCATTGAATCAGCCTTACACCAAGAGCTGGGAGGATTTTTTGGAAGATGCAGACGGGGTTGCGTTCTCCAACCTTTCAGCCTTGGTTGCTGATGCTGTGGTTACCCGCTTCACGGAACCCGATGCAGAGCCCGCCAAAGCGGGAAACTGACCGGGCCATTGTGGTGGGCGCACCTCCGCGCAATGGCCCTGGTGGATCTCAGCCTATCGGTTGATAGTTTTTACCAGCTATCGCCCGGTGAGATTGCAGACCTCCACATACATCACCGCAGGGTGCGAGAGAATGAAATGGATTTACAGTTGGCGCAGACACGGCTTGTGTTGACCGCCATTTACAACACGGCTGGCAAAACAGTAAAGCACCCCGTAAAGCCCGCGCAACTGCTGCCCTTAACCTCAGAAATCAGAGAGCGCAAAAAGTACAAACCGCCCACTAGAGAAGAAGTCATGCAAATGGCTGCCCGCTTAAAAGGAAGAAACCATGGGAAGAGCTGACATTGACATCAAGTTTGGAGCCAACCTAGATGGGTTGCGCACCGGCATGCAGAAGGTGCAGAATCAAATTTCTGATTTTCAAAAAAGTATTGGCAATGCTGCCGCTGCTGTAGGGGTTGCCTTTGGCGCTGCGCAGTTGGGCGCTTTTGCCAATGATGCTGCAGGCCTAGCAGCAAAGGCTGAAGGTGTTGCAAATGCGTTTGAGAAACTGAATCAGCCTGGACTGCTTAAACAACTCCGTTCTGCCACAAAAGGGACTACGGATGATTTAACGCTAATGCAATCTGCGGTGAGGGCTAAAAACTTAGGCATATCCATTCAGCAGTTAGCAACCTACTTTGAGTTTGCGCACCGCCGCGCACGTGAAACGGGTGAGTCTGTAGACTTCCTGGTTGAGAAGATTATTCTAGGTATAGGCCGTAACTCAGTGCTCCACCTTGATGATTTAGGATTGGCAACTTCGAGGATTAAAGCTGAAATGGAGCAGACTGGTGATATGGCCAGTGCTGTTGGCAACATCATTCAAGAAGAGTTTGAAAAGGCGGGTGATTATGTTGAAACCTCTGCAGATGCCATGGACCGGCAGCGGGCCGCCATGGCGAACCTGCGCATAGAGGTAGGCCAAAAGCTTATTCCTACCCTTCTGAAATTATACACCTTGTTTGGCAAGATGGCGGGCGCTGCCAACATTGCACTGTCTGACAACCTCTCATTCATGGAGAAGGTTGATCTAACCGTTACCCGCATTATTGACAGCCTTCCGGGTGGCGCATCAGAAAGCGCCAAGCACCACGGCAAGGTGCTGGCCAACAAGATGAACGGCGGGGTTAATTACTTCCCCAGCGGCGTTCGTGAAAATGTTCCGATGAATGAACTTCTGTTTCCCTCTGGTGGAGTAGGCTTAGGCGGAAGTAATTCCTTGGCAGGTTCTACCACTGGCCTGCAAGAGAACCTCCGCGGTGCCAATGAAACACTGGTGCAGATGGCTCAAAAGAGCCTTCCCGGACTTACCGCAGGTCTGCAAACCCTCAATAGCATCCAAGGGCAAACGCTGCCCATGTTTGACGAGAACCTACTCAGGATCCACGAAACCTACGCCAAGCTGCAAGGCGTGAGCGATCTGTTCATGCAAGGACTGCAGCAGAGTTTTGAGGCCGCCCTCATCAACGGTGAGGAGTTCTTCTTTGTGTTGGGTGAGTGGCTCAGCAACTTCCTCAAGCAGATGGCCGCTGCTGTGGCCAGTGCCCTGGCGTTGGCTGCGGTTATGAGTTTGATTGCTCCGGGTGTGGGCACCTTTGGCGGTAACTTCATGAACCTGCTGGGCGGCTCAGGCGGCAACGTGGGCAACCTGGTGGGCGTGCTGCGGGGCGATGACATCTTCCTCTCTAACCAGCGCAACGGTTACGGGCGCTCAAGAACCGGGAACTGATGGGAGTCCGCTATCAAGCCATTGCCAAAACAGACCACGGCTCAAAAGAGTACCGGGTTGACCTCATTGATACCCTGTGGGTTTCTGATTTCAATGAGATTGATCTGTGGCACCCTGGCTTCACCATCAAGTACCTGGGTGATGAAAATGATCCGTTGGTGCCCATCATCCCATCCGAGATCAACATCATCTACAAGGTTGACAATGCCTTTGATTTCAACTTCTTTTCCAACGTGCTCAACATGGCACAAGAGGACCGCTTCTACATTGAGGTGTATGAGGATGGATCTATCCTGTGGCGCGGGGTGGTGCAGCAGGATCAGTTGCAGTGGCCTGATGCCGCCTTCCCCATTGAGTTCAATGTAAAAGCGGTTGATGGGCTTGTGCAGCTCAAAACCGTGAAGGAGGAGTTTGTAATGGAACCCGGGGTGATCTACCAAAACCTGGCGGGTTACCTCATTGATGCTCTCAACAAAATCACGTGGACTGAGCTCTTGGCTGATACTGACTTCCTGCTGCGCACCTGCATCTATTGGAAAGAGAACCAAATGGAAGCGGGCAGTGAGCTGTTGGATTGCACCTTCCACATTCAGCCGGGCTTGGTGTACACTGAGG